ACCGGGATTTAGGCATTTTAACAATAGGCATATTATCAAAATATGAGATATTCCTGTTTACGCCGTCCTCTGTTCCATTGATAACTCTTGCATTTACGTCACTCCCTTGTTTCATCAAGTGATAGCAGTTATTACTCACAAATAAAACTCTATCTTCTTCGGGAACTTCGTTATCGTCCATTGCTTCTGTGCCTGTGTCAATTGCACTGTATACAGTATTCTCTGCTAAATCCGCATTTGCGTCCGCCGCGGTTTTTATAGTATACATTTTACCGAATCGGTATGCATCAACCTCCGGAGTAACATAAGTCCTATAATACTGTGCTGCCAATTCTGCTGCGCTTTGCATTGCCTCAATTTCGTCCATAGCATCGAAGTCAAAAAATTTACCTCTGTCTTTAGAGAAAGTATGAGGTTCCCAATCCACTTCTGCTGTTGTATCATCATACCCCGTAGCCCTTGTGTAATCCGCTAAGCCTTCACCGAACACAATATTTCTAGTGTACACTACTTTTGATGCACTTGTTTTATCATATTTAACCATGGACTCCGGTGTGTCCAAAATCGAAGTTAACGTATTCTTTTTATATACTGCGTCTAATGTTGCTAAATATGCCGCTGTATAATCATTAGCCATTTTTTACCACTCCTTTTTATTAAATTAAAGCTTCTAATTTTTTATCCCAATCGATTTCATCAGGATTTGTTTCTTTATCATTTGTTCCTTTTGTTCCTTTTGTCCCATTTGCATTAGCAGTTTTTACAGTAAAGAAATCCGGGTACTCTTTTTTAAGACTTTTAATTGTATCATTTAAACCTAGTACATTGTCACCTTCGATACTTAGTTTTCCAAAGTCAATTTCTTTACTTAACAAGCTAATGTGCCTAGCCCCTTCCTTTAACAAAGCGGTCTCAACATGATATTTCTTACTTATGTTAGCCATGGCCTCATCCTTACCCGCTAAATCTTTCTCGTATTTCTCAGATAGACTTGTATATTTAGTCTTAAATTCTTCGCTATCTGCTAAAAGTTTTTCTGTGGCTTTTACTTTATCTTCATAAGTTTTTATGGACTTATTAGCTACACTTAATTTGTCGTTAACTTCGTTCAATCTTGATCTAGGAACAAACCCGTCCAACAAATCAAAATCCGAGCTTTTTAAGCCCTTTGTTAAAATTTGGTTGTATAATTCCTCGCCTATTTTTTCTTTAATTCTTTCACTCATCTTTTTTCTCCTTCTCATTTTTTAACACTGTTTTGTCAGCGGCTATTAATTTTAATTCTTCTTCGACATCTGAAACGTCCGGATGCATACTTAACGCAGTCCTTAAAGAAACTAATTCTTTAGATGCAATTGCATTATTAATTTTTTCTGTCAAATTTACTATCATATTTCTATTTAATATTATATCACTTGATAAATTGCTTTGATAGTAGGAATTAAGGCAGTCTATAAACTGTCCATAAAATTTTTTTATCTGCCTTTCGTGGTTAGATGCTTTAGTATCTAATTCACTATATCTACTTATAAGTACTACGTTGGTAATATTGCCGTCCCCAGTTTGCTGCGGATTCATACCTTTACCAATTAAAAATACCGCATTTTTAATTAAATCTAAAATAAAAGCCCTGGCCTCAATTGGGATTTCTATTTTCATCATATCTACATCCCCATCCAAAGGTATACCCACAGCTTTGTGTATCCTCATAGATTTCATCGCATCCTCTAAAGCCCCAGGATCACTAGAAAAACCTTTAAGCTTTGTAATAGCCTCTTGAAACTTATCTATATTATCTACTACCCCACTTGCGATATCTGCGTATAAAAATAATAAACCTTCGATCCCTTCGACCTCAGATTCCTTGGAACGGTTGTTATATAACGGAATAAAAGGCAAAAAAGGTAAACTCTTAGCCTCTACACTCTGGACTTCACCGGTTTTAAAGTGCGAAATAATTTCATAGTGAGGGTAATTTTTCCTACTCTCAGTATTAAAATCTGTATCTAATATAATTGTGTCCATGCTTGTTAGTGTCCAGTGTTCAACTTTTATTTTTTCGTCACTAATTTTATAGTACCTCAGTATCTCTACTATCTTTTTATTGTGCTTATCATAAATCGGGATAATCTCCCTGTCTAAAACATACTCCCAATCTAATTGTAACTCTTCATTTACATAAAAATGCAGCCATGCTGTAGAGTCCAGCGAAGCATTAAAAGACATTTGTTGTAACATGTCTGTTACTTCATATGAGCTTAAGTAATCGTTGGATTCTATAGTAACATCCTTAGCAAACAGGTAATCAATTTTTTGGTCTACTAACATCCTAAGGTAGTTAATATAAATTTCAGACCGTTTTTTTGTGGCTATCGTTCTTACTCTATTATCCCTATCAACTATATCAATCTCTCCACGGGATATATTTTTTGCTCTCTTATAATAAAGATATCGGCCTTTCTGCTCTTTTTTCTTTTTAATATCATCTTCAATAATCTTTTTAATATTATCCACAAGTGCTAACCCCCTAATTAATTTTTTCAAGAATTTTCCTCTTATCGTCGGTTAAATTCTTTAACTTTGTAATCAATTCTTGCCTTTTATTAAATTTCTTAACAAAATCTTTGATCTTTGGAACCTTAGTTAACTCTAGTTTAACAGTATTAATAGAATCCTGGATAGATAAACTTTGATCGTTTTCATTGTAACAATGATATCTAGAATCACAGTGCGGGCACACAAAATAAATCTCGTAAACTCCTGCCTTTGGGTCACTTTTTTGCACCTCTGGATTAAACATTTCATTGCATTTATCACACCTTGTTTTCACTTTTATTTCCTCCCTACGAATTGGAATACCCTAGCTTGAATAATATGTTCGAGGCTGTACCTAACGCTCGCTGAGCCATCTGGTTCGTCTGGATATTCCAGTATTTTATTTCCGTTTTTATCTTTCTTAAATTCATATAATGTAAAGTCCTCAGCAATATTTGGGCACCTCTTTTTATCTATTACTATTTTTGCCCTATCAGCAAGCCATTTGATACCCTGTTCTTTGCTACCCTTACCTTTATGTGTCCTAATTATATTAAGCCCTAGGTTCGACAATTCCATAATTAAATTGGGGTTCTCATTATCCGCTCTTATCGGAAAACTTTGTGCCTTTTGTTTTACTAATCTTGCTAGTGTAGCATTCGTTAGACCTGGACTATATACCTCGTCAAATACATAAACCGTGTCTGTAGACTTATTATAATAGGTTTCACTATAACATGTTGAATGTACATGCCCAAAGTCTAGCCCTCTAGTAATCTGTGTAAATGACGCGATCTCTTGATCTGTAATATCCCTAATTTCAACATTAGGATATATTTCTAAACCTTCTCCGACAGTTTCCCCTAGGTACATGTGATTATATTGCCTAGGGTTCACAAGCCTTATATGTTCCGCTTTATCTAAAAATATTTTACCTAACCATTTCGGCGGTGCATTTAAGTAGCTGCTATCATGTACTAAACGGTCTTTAGATTTCTTTAGCACTTCTAAATTAACCCAATTGGACTTGCTAGCCGGAGGGTTATATGTAAAAATACACGCCCCTTCATCCGTACCTCGAAATAAACTTTGTATTATACTTAGTACCTCGTCATAACCATTAAATTCTGTTATCTCTTCAAATATAACCCTTTTAACTTTTCCTTTTTCAAATTTAATTCCTTTTATTTTTTCATAGTCTTGTTGATTAGCACATCCAGCAAAAATAATTTTAGAGTCCTTAAAAGTAAATTCCATTGGGGAAATCGTGGCTTTCCAGAGACTCCTAAGTCTTAAAGTATTTAAAGCCCACAAGACATCATTGAAAACGCTAGACCGTATTGTGTCTTTAATTTTTCTTAGTGCTATCATATGCGAGGTCTCGCCGCGTATAGCGTCTAAAGTTATCTCTAATACAGAGTCTAAAAATGCAAATGAAGTTTTAAGAGAACCCCTACCTCCCTTCAGCCAGTATTCGAAGTATCTATTATCCCTAAGATCCCAAAATACATCATAAAAATCTCTACCTATAAATTTTTTGATGTCTATGTCAACATTCATTTTTTTAGCAGTGCTTTCTTAATTATTATTTCCTTAGTTACCTCATTTAGTCTTATAGCCAAATGGTCGCCGTGGCCTATATCACAAAACTTTAGAAACTCCGGCGGCAAATTGCTATAATAACTATGTCCATTTTTTGAGAGCTTATACGTCTTCATTTAACATCACCTCATTTATATTTTTCTATTATATCCACAAACTCGCCTGATAGGAGATTCTTTTTACATAGGATTCTAAAGTCTTCGATCATATTAGAGTACTCGTGTATCGTATCAAGATTACTTTCTTCGTCTGCCTGGTATATACCTATCATTCTTTTATATCTATCAAGCTCGGTGGCTAGTATACAGTACTTAGCAAAAAGAAATACTATTATGACTATGCAAACTATAAATTTTTTCATGCTATCTGTCCTCCTCTTTTGGAATATCAAGGACGACATTAAGCTCCTCAGTTTCCTTAGGCCTTGGGATATCACATATAATATTAATATCTAATTTCTCCTGTTCCTCTTTAGCGTCCCATAGCCTATATCTTTTGCCTAACAACTCCGCCGCTTTAACTCGTGTTACTGGTTGAACTGTGTATTCCTCAACTTTTACTTTACTATGTCCCTCGCCACATGAGACTACTAAAGGTTTCAGTTCGTTCTCTTCGCCCCTAAGCACTTTAGTTAAATATATCAAAACTTCATCTTGCTTAGCTATGAGTTCCTTGGTCTTTTGAGCCATCCTATCGTCTATATATGCTTTAATGTCAAGATTCGTCATATTCTTACTCCCTACTTGTTTAGCGGTTCTCTCAGAGTACCCAGCTTTTTTTGCCGCTTCCGTTGCATTTAAAGATATAAGGTAATAGTCACAAAATAACTGCTGTTTTCGTGTCATTTTACCACCCCTTTACTATTTTTTAACGGAGTTTCGTGTAGTTTTAACGAGGTTTCATGTAATTTTGATATAGTTTCATGAGGTTTTTGAGTCTCATTGATCAAATTTGATACCAAATAATTCA